CTTTACTTATATAAAGGAGGTGCATTAGTGTCAGTTAGTAATAATACATCTATCAATGTACAAGAGGTTTTTCAACTTCTTGATTTACATCGTAGAATCAGTAAAATTACTGATCACAAGTTTAACGATCTTGAACAAACAATCGTCAATACCTTGAATTCTATTGGAAATCAAAATGAGTGTAAAACTCCTCATAAAGAAATACCAATTAGAATACCTGGTAATGTGATTTGTTGTTTCATTTTAAGTCTTTTGAAAACTATTACTGAACAAGATTTCCTCGTAAATCGAGTAGATCTTCTCAATAATAATTCTTACCAATTATTGGTTGACTTAGAATTCCTTATTAGGGAAGTCTTAAACTCTGACGTTAATTTACCTACCTTCACTTTAAATAAAGTGAAATCCTAAGGGACAACCTAAAACCTAGGATGGCTCGTCGCCTTTCCTGACTTTGGCATCATCTTTTAAATTATTTAAAGGAGGACACCCTATGCTTTTAAAGCACAGTCAGGGAGGTTTGAGTCATAGATTAGCTGTAATTGGTATACCTACTTATCTTATTAAACCATTTCTTATGGAAATAGATAAGTGGATTTCTCACTCTGGTTTAGAATGGACTATAAATAGATGTAAATCTATTAAAGTCGATCTAATTAGAAGGAAATCTGGCTTAGCACCTCTTACTTGGATTCGCAAGAATTCAAGTGGAGATGTTGGTGGTGTTATTGGTTCACTTTTCCGATGGTCAGATTTATCTGACAGAAATTTTAACAAAGTAATTCAAACCTTACAGGTTTATACTTACTTTGTGTTTGAATCTCATACTGAGAAACAAGCTTTAAAATTCATCAAAAGTGTTCATTCAACACCTAAAAGTGTTCTACCTTCATTACTTTCTGGTATAGATATTACTACTAGAAAATTAGTGAAGAATAAAACATTTTTACTTGATCGAACCAAACCTATTAGGTTATTAACCTATCAAGGATCTCCAACAAAGAAATCTCCGATTCCTTTGGAAGATAATTCTTGTCCTCAATCTAGAAGTTTAGAAAGAGAATTAGATTGGTTCTCAGGTGATATTGGTATGGGATTCTACCTTAGATATAAGGATCTTTATGATCCTGTTTTCTTCGGTTTAAAAGAATTCCGTATCAATACTCTCGGCAGTTTTGTAGATTTTGAACCCACTCTCTTCTATGAAGAGGAAGGTTTAGAATTTGATCCCTCTGTTATTCGAGGTGGTCAAGTTCACTTTCTACAAGAACCTGGTGGAAAGCTTAGATCTATTGCTTCTCCTTACCGAGTTCACCAGTGTGCTTTAAATCCTTTAGGTAGTTTCCTTTTTAAATTCATAAGGAAACCTCCTTGGGATTGTACACATGATCAATACCAGGCACACCCTTTTGTCCAAGATGCATTAAAATCAAATCAAGTTGTTCATTCGATTGATTTATCTGCAGCTACGGACTACTTCCCTTTAGAATTACAAGAAACAG